CGTTCCGATTTCGTTTAATTCCTTTCGAAGTTGTCAATTCCCTGGAAGAAGCCGTTAAGCACTTCGAGAAATTGCTGGCTGCAGGCGAAGAAGGCACCATTCTAAAGAACTATTGCGGTCTCTGGGAAGACACTCGCAGCAAGCATTTGGTTAAATTCAAGGCTGAGAAGGATGCGGATATGGAAATTATGGGATTTAATCCCGGTGAAGGTAAATTCGAGGGTATGGTTGGAAGTATTCAAATGGCATCCAGCGATAGACTCGTTGAATGCAACATTAGTGGCTTCCCAGATGATCTGCGCAAGTGGATTACCGAGCATCAAGATGAACTGCTCGGTACGATTGCTACCGTTCTCTACAATGAACGTATCAAGAGCAAGGCTCGCACCGGAGTTGACTCTCTTTTCCTGTGTCGTTTCCAGGAATTCCGCAGCGATAAGAAGATTGCGAATAGCTCTAAGGAGATTAAGTAATGGATTATTGGTTAGTATCTTATGAGTTGCTAAAGGAAACTCCGCACTTTAAGACGACAGGTTTCAACACCTGTTCCTATTGGACTACGACGGAGCCGGTCAGAAGGACAATAGCCATTAAGGGCTCCGTGGCCGGCTGGCTTAAGAAGCAGAAACAATATCCTGTCATTCTTCATACACAGAAGATTACAGCGAAAGAATATAAACAATCTATCTAAGTATAGATAAACTACAAAAGGCTCTTCGGGGCCTTTTTTAATGGCCGTAAAGACCTCTGACCTTGATAAATAAGTATAATCAAGGAGATTTATTGTGAAAAAGCATTTAACAGAAGAATCAGTAAGGGCAGATCTTTATCGTAGAGCAACTTTGCAAGCGGTAAGAGATGCAGAAACTTTCTTTAAAGCAAATCCCAAAGAAGAATGGTTTGAAGCACCGGGACCCAGCCCTTTCGGTGATACAGGCTTTATAGGACAGCATAATATAGAACCAATGAAAAAAATTGCCAATAGATTTGGTATTAGCGGTGTAGATAATACCCTTAGGGGAGTTTACGATTCATCTGTAGATTTTTATGATTTTCTTTCTTATTATTGGGACAAATATGGTATAAATGTTGTAAGAGATAAAGAATCATTAGATGACGATGACGATGTACCTGTTGGTAACTCACCGATAAAACCAACTACAACTATCTCTTCATATTATATGCAGACTAAAGACCAGACAGGATTAACAAGAGCTATAAAAAAATTAGCTGGGTTACCCGACGAGGCAAAGGTTTATTTTGACGGGCCAGATCTTGTATATAACGATAGGACCATTTTATCAAACTTACTAAACGGTGGATCTTCTATGGTTAAGGATGCTGCGCTCGCGGTACATCGTGCAGCACGAGACGAAAGTGAGAAATCGAGTAACGATTTATTGGGGCGAATGAAGGGTAAATTATCAGAATCTTCGGTAGAAGTTGATAAAGATATTAAAAGAATGCTATCATCTTTCAAGAGGTATGATGAGCTTACAAAATTAAGAAAATAAAATTATAGTGTTCATGAGAAGGCGCCTTATGCGCCTTTTTTAATGGCCGTAAAGACCTCTGACCTTGATAAATAAGTATAATTGAATAAAGGGGTCCTGATGTCAGACATTAGAAAATGGTTAAAGATTATGGAGAGTGTTCCTTCAGTCTTTCCCGACCAACCTACACCAGATAGAGTGATTAAGCAGGATGCAACCGTAATGGTAAATCCACGTGTTGGCGGCGGTTCCGCTCGTTATATGCATAGCACACCAAATGGTGCAATGGTTGATATTAAAGGAGTAGCAAGGGAGCTTCCACAGGATGATTTTGATCTTCCAGAACGTGACTATGAAGATCCTTACCAAAAGGGTAACGATTGGTTTCATATGTCACAGGAGCCAGACAGCCCGGGTAGAATGAATGATAAGCCAGAATTTCGTTCTGGCGATATGATTAAAATTGCTGATGTTTACGGAACTGTGATTGGTCCAGGAATGGGTGTTTTCGTCGCCTACGGAACAACAGGCAAGGACGCCGTTGTGAGCTTCGACGGGAAGGAGATGCTTGTCCCTGTTGCAAACATTGCAGCGGCATTGGAACAAAATTCAAAAGATAATTTTGGCGAGATGGACAATGACGGTAACCTATCACCGATGTCTTTTGGATCAGAAAACAGAGTTAAAGAATTACATATAGAAAAACAGGAGCCAGCGATGGATCATAGAGATGAATTTTCAAAGTGGATGTCAACAGTTGAAGAAGCGATGACAGGCAATATGCCTTCTTCTGTTGATGTTGGCTCTGCTATGCCCACAATGGAGTGTGGCGGCTGCGGAAATTGGGACTGCGCTGATTGTTTCCCCGACGAACACGGGCAAGAAATGCAAATGGATCCAGAGATTGAAGTAGATATGGATCCATCGATGGTTATGATGCCAGATTCGGGCGGAAATATTTGTCCGCAATGCGGTCACTCCGATGACGGACATATGCACGACGATGAAGTAGAATTCGAAGTTCCGATGGAAGATGGATCCGCTGGTGGTATGGGTGCGGGCGGTATGGCTTCTGGACCAGTTGAGATGGAAGAAGAGGAGCAAGAGTTTATTGAAAAAGGCTCATCAGGTAAAGGCGTTAAATTAGGTGATATTGTAACAAAAACAGAATTTAGAAAGACTGGCGGTCAAAATTCACCAATGACATACGGCGATGATAATCTCGACGAAGATGATGATATTGATAGTTTCAACGATGCATATGGTTCGTCTCCAGATATGGATGACGATATCAATACCGGAGAAATGATTATTAATATTATGAATATGCAAAATAACGGTCTTGGTATGCACGATGAGAATTATACCGAAGAACAACTAAAAATGATGTCTCCGGAACAACTAAAACAAGCATATGATCAGGTTATGGGTGTTATGTCTGAAGAACCCGACAATATCGGATTTGAAGATGAGATGTCAGAACCGGAACAGGAGATGCCGCCAATGCCTGAGGTTTCACCTCAGCAATCTCTGCAGAATATGGCGCCATCAGACGCAATGCGTGAGTTGATGAATCGTATGAATAGTAGCATTGGTAACGATGAGCAGACAGACGAAGACGACGGCGTCGTTATAATCGTTGCAAAACCTGGTCAGGCCACTAGAGTACAGGGTCAGGCACAGGGTAACCCGGGTATGAGCAGCAACTTGCCTCAAATGAGCGAATCTAAAAGGATAGTCTACGTTAAGCCGACACTGTATGAGCAAATCAAATGGGATGACGAGTTAAAAGAGGCGTTTGCAGAGGCAGAAACCGAACTCGATGAAAGTTCTTTAAGCAAACTTATCGGTAAGAATAAAGGCGGTCAACAATTGGTTCGTTGGTTGCATAGAAAGCATAAATTAGCGAATGACGCCGAGTTGGAACCAGTCCCATTCAATAAGGAATTGCTATGGTCGCAATTTAAGAGTCATCCGGATGATTTTGTTATTGTATCTGGCCAGAACGGAGCAGCAGGTATTAAACCCGATCAAAAGCATATTGAGAAGATGACACAATGGAAAGAAAAGAAAGGTCAAACATATAATCCTGGCCGAGATGCTACACTTCCTTATCAAATTATCGCGTTTACTGGTGATGGTGAACAAGTTGATCCTGAATTACTTCGTCCCACTAACGAACCGGGCGAAGAACCTACAGAACGTAATCCAGATCCAACAGTAATTAAGGGGCGTATGGGTAAGACTATCGGAAAAGATATTCAGAACTCGAACAACACTTTTGCTTTACTGAATGATCAAATCGGACCTTTGACAACCGTTTGGATTACGGGTTTTGCTGGATATCGCGGAGATCCGGAATCTATTAAAGAGCCTACCGGGTCAGTAGAAAGAGATAAGATGCAAAAGCGCGCAGATCTGAAGAAAGATAATTCTGGATCAATGGATATTAAATCTTCTGTCGATAAAATTCAAAATAAAATACGTCCGGTGTTAAAGACTCTTGCTGATCAAGCCCTTGCCTCAATTATGAAGACTGCAAAGCGTTATCAGGATGATAGTGATTTTGATTCTGCACAACAAGTTATGGCAAATGCAGGTAAATTAAAGCAATTCCAGGCTAGTCTCGACAGTCCGGATTCTGCAGTAGTTAAGGATGCAATTCTAAAGGCAATCTCATCTGCGTCGGGTGAACCAATTCAGTCACAAGAGGCATCCGAATGGGCAAGCAGAGCAGCTCAGGGTAATTCACAGGCGCTGAAACCGATACTCGATGCGTTAAGACAAACACTCACCAACTTATCCTAATGAATAACTTAAAAAGTTTAATCGAAAATTTATTACTCGAATTTGATGCGTTGGCAAAAGGTAAGAAAGTAATAAATAAAGAAGTAGATGAAGATGAAGCACCTGGTATAGGCGATGATGCGCCTACGGGTGGTGCCATAGGAGCAATGGGCGGGGATACTCCACCTGCAGCAGCGGGAACCTATTCACCGGGAACGGCACCAACAATGCCAGAATCATTTAAAAACAAAGGAAAAATTATGGAAAATGTAGATAAAGATGTTGCAGCAATGATTGCATCGTTAAAGAAGTATGATAAGCTTAAGGAATCTGTTGCCCCTGTTCTAATGGCACGTCCGTTAGCAGAAAAGAAGGGCGGAAAGCCAGAATGGCTAGAAGATGCTGAAAAGAAGGCCGAGAAGAAAGAAGGCAAAATGGACGGTAAAAAGGAAGAAGTTAAAGAAGCCAAGGAATGCAAGGCTTGCCATTGTGCCCCTTGCGAATGTGATGATAAGAAAGACGATGTGATGGAAGGCGTTGACGCAGATGTCCTAAACTGGATGAAGCGTTTTGCTAAGTTGGGCAATATGAAGGGTTACGGTCGTTAATATGCGCTTGGATGAAATTACAAGTTCTTCCTTAACTGAGAAAAACTGGATCAAAACTGATCCAGCAAAAAAGGGAATGTTTGATGGTAAAAGTAAGGCGGAAATTGATTCTGAGAAGGCGGCACTTAAAAAGAAACACGCCAATCAGAAAGGTCCAATTTCTGCTGCAGATAAAACCAAAATGCACGAACTTGAATTTGCATCCCGTGCAAAGAGTAAGAAGGGCCTAGAAGAGGGTGCCTTTGATGATATGGTTAAGGATCTGAATAATACCCCTAAAAAGGGTCCAGGTCGCTGGCCGGGACAAAAAGAAAAAAATGCGGCAAAAGATAAAAAAGGCGAAGTAGAAAAAACTTCTACCGGATCTAAGCATTCTGCAGGTTCAAATTATTCGGGAGATAAAGCGCACGAACGCGATAGTCGCTTTAATGTAGTTCCAAAATCCCTGGGTAGAAAGAAAGATCTTGACCAATTAAAGGGTCCAAGGCAGAAATAAGTCGGTTTCTTTGATGAAAAATTTGACTCTTCAGTAAGTATGTGTTACAATCATACTAACTGGAGAGTTTCTATTTATGAGTCACAAAGAAGATTTTTTACAAAGCTGCCTAATTCTTGATACTGAAACCAATTCTGACGATTATAAGATTGCAGAAATTGTAGAATCAGGGTTTGTTATTCGCGAAGGCGATAGTTGGACTATTTTTCAAGAACTACACAAGCCGATCGATCGTCCTATTCCACCAAAAGTGGAATCTATTTGCTACATCACAAATGAAATGGTTGAGGATAAGCCAGCATTTATTGATTCAAAGGACGTATTTCAGGAAGTAGTCAACGGATACCAAAATGGTTATCTTGTTGCACACAATCATTTCTACGATATGCGCGTATTGGGAAATCACGGTATTGATACAGAAAATCATCAATGGATTTGTACCTGGCGCCTCGCTAAGAAGCTATTCAACGGTGTTCCAGAGATTGAAGAAACCAATTTACCATATCTACGTTTCGCACTAAAGCTTGATATTCCTATCGAGATGCGTTGTCACCGTGCGGGTAATGATTCTTTTATGACTGCGAAACTTCTGGAATCATTGATTGAGTTAATGGAAGGCAGTATTATAGACGTAAGCTTGCCTTATGGCCCGCAGATTATGGAATATGCCAATTCCCCTATCATTTACGAACGTATGCCGTTCGGAAAACACAAAGGAGAGTTAATGACATCGGTTCCACATAGCTACTGGAAATGGGCAATGGGAAATACAGATTGGTTTAACGAAGAAGCGGATAATTATGATCCGGATTTAGCAGCCAGCATTCACAGAGCATTAGGTATTGACTGAAAGTAGGAATGTTCACGATAAGATCAAAAAAATATTTTTGGTGCGATTCTTCTCCGGGTTGGATGGCTGGTTGGGCAATACTAGATACCAGACCGCAAGCAATTGATATTTGGACAACTAGTGATAAACGTGTCTGTCGTGAAAAACTTAAGTATCTTAAGAGAAAACATTGTACGGTCCGTATGAGATTATACGAAGTGAAAGATACCAAGAGACTTGAATTATTTACATTCAACAAATTAAAACAAAATGTTCAGTCTTAAAAGACACGAAATGTTTTTATGTACCCGTACCTTTTACGACGATATTTGCAACTTGCTTCCACTTTGGAGGATATTCGAAGAATCTCGTGGAGATATCTTTATGGGAGAATATAAGGTTGTAAACGATCATCGTACTGAATTGAATGGATTTTATAGGCATATTCCTATAGAGATATACAAACTCACAGAGAAAGAAATAGAAGAGCTTGTTATATTGAAACTAAAAGGTTAGTTTCCGTTATTGTTGCGGCACGCATCCATAGTGGATGGAAGTAAATTAGAAATATTAGGTTCATATCTTTGAACTTGATGATCATATGGAAGGTCCGCTCTAGCCAACGCATATTGTTTTCCACGATATCCAGCAGATTGGACTTTACCTTGCTTAGGCTTATTCGTGTACTCAGGTTGAGGCCTTTCAGTGGGCTTTGTGAAAACAGGAACAACTTCTTCAGCAAACCATTCTTTGAAGTGCTCTTCATAATACTTGTGGTTCTTATTCTTGTACTTTACGTCTTCGGGATTATAGAATTTGTCATATTCTTTCCCGGCTTCGAGGTAGAATCTTGCCACAACATCTGTTACACTTTCATTTAATACGTCTGATATTTTCATAACACTATTTATCAATGACCATAGTCTATCCCATCGACGATACGAAAAATCCTCATTGGCAAGCACTGGTAAAACACTGCGAGCATAAAATCTTACCAGATAATAATTTAGAGTGGTTCCTTATTGAATTAAGAATCGTTCTAGGAAAATATAATGGTAAAATGGTTATCGACGAACCACATCCACTCAAATGGATTAAAAGTCTGGATTTTGAAACTGAGGAAGATTTAATCTTCTTCAAACTAACATTTAACTAAGGAAAACTAAATGCAAAACGCACTAATCCCAATGGTCGTTGAACAGACTTCGCGCGGCGAACGTTCATATGATCTATATTCACGTTTGATGAAAGAACGTGTGATCTTCTTCTCAGGAGAGGTTGAAGATAATATGTGCAATATTGCAGTTGCACAGATGCTGTTCTTGGAGGCAGAAAATCCTAACGAACCTATCAATATGTACATAAATAGTCCGGGTGGTTCAGTCTATGCTGGATTGGCCGTCTACGATGTTATGCAATATATCAAGTGTCCGGTAGCAACATATGTGACTGGTATGGCAGCAAGTATGGGATCCTTCATTGCACAAGCAGGTCACCCCGGGATGCGCTATATTATGCCACGTGCGATCACTATGATTCACCAGCCTGCCAGTGGAACACGAGGCAAGGTTTCTGATATGGAAATTGACCTTATGGAAAGTCTCCGTATTAAGAAGGAAATGACGGAACTTTATGTTAAGCACAACTCAAAGGGAACAACCTTCGAAGAATTTACAAGGTTGATGGACAGAGACAAGTGGTTGACAGCTCAAATGGCACTCGATTTGGGTCTTGCTGACCAAATCGTGGAAAAGAGAGTATGATCAATATAACAGAAAATGCAAAAATTAAATTAGTATCGATTCTTAAAGAAGAAAATGCCGAATATATTCGATTTGGCCTGAAGGGAGGTGGCTGTAATGGCTTTACTTATTTTCTTCAGATCGAAAATAATCCTCCTGAGGAGGATGATATTCAACTCAATGTCGGGTACAAATGCGATATACTTGTAGATCCGACTAGTATGATGTATCTAAACGATACAGAAATTGATTACAAGAAGGATTTAATGGGCGAAAGTTTTGTCTTTAATAATCCAAATTCTATAGGTCAATGCGGTTGCGGAAGTTCTGTAAACTTTTGATAATAGAGTAAAAATAAGATAATAAACCCGGCTCCGAGCCGGGTTTATGCTTTGTGGCCTACAATATTGACAAATCTTTAATACAAGTGTACACTTACTTTATAAGTTTAAAAGGGCAGACTATGGAAAGTAAAAATTTATATGTACCAATGAATAATTTGATACGCGATAAAGATACATCGTGGACATTTACATCATTGAATTTGCCCTATCACGAGATAGCTAAAAAAGGGATTGTCCTCTGGTGCGAAAGTCACCTCGAAGGGAGATGGACAATGTTAGGTGGTAATAAGTTTGGTTTTGAAGATGCTACTGATGCAACGATGTTCAGAATGCAATTTGGATTTGGTGTTTAAAGGAGTCTATTATGTACGACAAAATGCAATTAAAGGAAAGATTTAAAATTATCGGTACTTCGAGTCTCGACGATGCAACTATCCTTGTTGAGAATTACCGAAAGCTTATCAAAGATACACCAAATCCAGATGAACAAAAACAGTTTATCATCCTACATACTAACGTTCAACGCAGAATTCAGAAGTTAAAAGAAACTGCATAACTAAACTTTGTTTAAAAGGTAATTACGAAATAATAAATGCTTAATATTGCAAGAAATATCTATGCAGGATGGGATTCATCCAAAATGTCGCAAGTTTTACCCGAGGCTGAAATTATACCTATTGGTGTATCTGTTAGTGAGAAACGTAAGATAGATAAATTAGTCAAAAAATATTCAAGTCTGAACGAATACGAAAATGTACCGTTACCCGGATTTACACTTTTTAAAGTAAATCGAAAAGGTTACAGTTCGACAGAAATGTCTTGGTTAATTATTGATCCTCGAGGTTTTCTAGTAAGAGTTACCAATAAAAATTTAGAAGAGATTCTTTTTGTGACAGGGATTACAGAAGGTCTTATTCAAGAGAAGTGCGTATGGGCAAGGGATGATTCAGAGACCAAAATGATTTTGGTACCAATTAGTTCACCAAAATATATCGAGGCCGAGAAGAATACCGCGTTAATCGAGGGTAAGGTGGACATTAAGGAAGTACAAATTGGTGACACGGTACTATTACAGAATGGATTAAAAGGTGTATACAAGGGCGTACTTTCTTTATACGGTCCAATACATAGTTACAATGTAAGCGAAGAATATAAACCTCAGACACTATTGCGCAGACAGGTGATTGAGGTTGAGCCCGGTAAGTATCATCATCAAATTGACGTAAAGTTATTGAAAGTTATCACCAAGGCTGCCGAACCGTCAACACGAGAACGATCCGCAACCGAAATAAATGCCCACATTAAGTCCGGAACTGCATATTTTACGCAAGGTACAAATATGTCCGGACGATACTATGGAATTCACGGTGTTATTACGCACGTTTCTACTCACGCAGTTCCAAAACCTGTAATAAAATTTGAAGAGATTGATAAAATTGAAGCTACTCGAATATTCTATGATGCAATAACTACATCGGATATCGGTATGCTTATGTTGTCAAATTCTACCGGTAATTTTATCTTAGATATACCCTATGTTAGTTATGCAGGTATAACTACCTCTATTAACTCATTCAATGTATGCGAGTTAAAAAATAAAATCGAAGATACCGAGAAGATTATTCTAAAGTCTAAGAGACAATCTTATTTCTCATCTACAAAGAGCACCGCGCCGCAAAAACTTGACAATTTTACGAAATTCTATAAAATAGTTAAACACGTAAAGGCTGAGACCTTCACGAGTTAACTAAGGAATAGAATGGACTCAAACAAATATTTAGAACTATCGAATAGAACTTGTAAACATATTAGCGAAGAAGGTGTTGTTATCCTACCGGAAATGTATGATCTGCTTCACGCCACTCTTGGAATCTCCGGCGAGGCTGGTGAATTGCTTGATGCGGTTAAGAAGTCATTCATTTACAATAAGGAACTTGACTTTGTAAACGCTAAGGAAGAACTTGGAGACATCCTTTGGTATGTTGCATTGGCCTGCCGTACCTTAGGTGTTAGTTTTGACGAAATTATGCAGATGAATATTGACAAACTGACAAAGCGTTATCCGGAAAAGTATACTGACGAAGCCGCAGCAGAAAGAGCAGACAAGAAATGACATATGTTAGTGCTGTTATAAAAGGACTAAATTGGTGTGTCTCAAAACCGGTAAGTCCTGCCAAAGGGGATTGCTATTTTGATCAGGTATATCAGGCAGGTTATTGTTATGATGGTACTAACTGGGTATTATTCTCGGCTGCCGGATCTTCAGAATCTCCTAAATCGTTTGTACCGACGGAGGAACACTTAGCTAAACACCCGGCACTAAAACAGGCGTGGGATGAATATCTTGTCATTTGGAAACTTTTAGGCTTATGAATAAAATTGGATCTATCGTATCTATTGATAATAAGGTTCTTGCCTCTGATGGGGCAGGTAATTTTCTCTGGGTAAATACTCCGAGAGCATTAGTGCCAACCCCTGAACAACTAGAAGAACATCCTGCGCTTAAACAAGCCTGGGAAGAATATATGGTTATTAGGAAACTCCTTGGACTTTAAAAAGAAGCATACTGTATTTGTTCGCGATATAACAGACGAAATGATGACAGAGATGATTGATTTCTGTTATACTAATAAGTTGCATCTGGAAAAATACGAAAATGTAGACGTTAGTGATGCAAATCTGCGGTATGATACGTTGGCCAGTTTTGATTTTACAGACGAAAATGACGTAATTGTATTCAAACTCAGATTTAACACCAAATGAAGTTTAAAACTATTGTCACCAATTGGAGATATAGCGATGGTTATCATCGCTATTATCTTTTGGGTAAAATGATTGAAGAATTCAGCGAAGCCGCAGTCGGTTGGGAATGCTGGGTTTATCCGGAAGATAATCTCGATCTCAATAAATGGATGGAAGAAAATATGATTGGTGACTTTGAATGTGATTTCAGATTTAATTCCGGTGATCCTATGTATACCGTCTTCATCAAATCTGATCAAGACGCTACCGCCTTCAAACTAAAGTGGATGTGATTGTAGTTAGATATCAATATAAGAAATTTAATTCTTATAATGTGTCCGAAGTGAGAGAATGGTGTAAAACTCACATAAAGGGTATGTGGAGTGTTACTGTTGGGCAGAATTGGACAGACACCTTCTACTTTGAGGATGATTCTGATGCTCTTTATTTTGGATTATATTGGAAATGCGGAAATTAAAACACGATATATGGCCACATCAAATAATATTAAAAGGTGGCCAAGATGAAGCTATTGCAAGATGGTGCTGTGGTAATTGTGGCTGTCGATTTCGTGATTGGTACAGTTACAAAATTGATAATAATAGATTATATGCATTCAAAGATACAGAAACACTACTTACATTTAAATTAACTTGGGGACAATATGCTGTTAGGTAAAATGCTTAAGGCGATAATTCGCTGGGCGAATAGACAGATAAGAGATTCAGAGAAAAAAATTGATATTGATAGCTACGGTTCTAAAATTCCGTCAGTTACCTCGCTGTCGGGCAACGGTAATAACGGTATGAACTTTGTTGTCTATGGTGCAACCGGCGGAAAAATTGTAGAATTTTCGTCATATGATCAACACACTGATCGTCAAACACGTAACCTATATATTGTGACCGACAAAGAAGATCTCGGCGAAGAGCTCAATCTCATTATAACTAAAGAATCACTGACCAGATAACAGGATTTAAAATCTGTTGACCGCTATGTCTTTTTGCAGTAAAATTAATACTTAAACAACTTTAGAAAGTGTAATATGACCAAGCAAAAATCTACCTCCGAGGCCCCTGTTAACCTCAAGGCGAAGAACGCTCTTCATACCTTCCGCGTCACGATTCGTGATGAAGATCATTTCTACAAGCTGGTAAATTGGCTCAATGCTAATGTCGGCAAGGGTGAAGATAAGTGGACCTTCGAGGGTAAGGTGTTGAAGTTCCTGAGGCAGGGTAAGACTGTCAATCCGATGGTTTATATCTTCAAGGAAGGTTTCGACGAATCCTCGTCGATGTACCTCACACTTCTGTGAGTTTTCCATATGAGGTAGTCGTTGCTAGCGATGGCACGATTATTTCACTCAAATCAATTGAATCCTTTAGGTTTATCAAGGTAGCTTCAGGAGATGCTACTATAGATAAACTTAAAGATGATGTGTCCTTCGAATTTAGGACAGTCAGCGGTAAAGAATATACATCCTCGGCAAACTCTATACTTGTCCTTCAGTTTCAAAGTGATATAAATACCACAAATCTGAAATACAAGGAAATACTTGTTAACGATGTGTATCTACGTTGGTTATGGCTACTCAAACCCTAGGAGAAAAAATGAAGATTAACGGTAAATGCGTAACTGGCGATCCGGTTCTTATCGATCGCTATACTTCGGAATGGATGTCTGTACGTATTCACCCGGGAACATTTTATCGCCGTATGGATGCAATACAAAACGGTCTCGATAAGGCGCGTGGTTACTATGCAGAAATTGATAGTGGACCGTTTATCTATATTCGCTTTACTGAGAAAGAAGACTTGACTGAATTTCATAGACTTCATCACGAATATCTATGAAGAAAAAACTGCATATAGATTCCAAGATCTTCTTCCCTAATCCGTATGTGGTTATGCTGGAACATAACAGCTACGAAGATGTCGAACCCTGGCATTTTCAAAAACTGACTAGGAAGGTTTACAGACTAATTAAGGGTACTTGGGGATACTGTAAACCGGAGCCAGAATATAAATTTCCTGAAAAAGACGAAAAAAAGTCACCAACGCTTCCGTTGTTATCCGGAAAATTTATACCTATCCATAATATGGATAGTGTCTACCGTTCCTATTGGGTATTTAAGGACGAAATCGACGCCTTGCAGTTTCGCCTTATGATTGGCGAAAAGTCAGATCACGTTTATATGTGGCCTAAGAGGTATTTTACTATTCACGAGGTAATAGAAACGGATGAACCCTGACCTATATACAGAAGAATTTAGAAACTACAAATATGTAAAAAGTTCTCCAGCGTATGTTGAATATTTTAAACGAACATTCAACAAAATAAACCAAATCCAGAAT